TCGCTGCCAGGTGGAGCTGGGCGCGAGCCTGCGGCAGGTGGCCGATGAGCTGCGCATGCTGTTTGGCCCACTGTTGGGTCAGTACCAGCGGCCAAGCGGCCCTCCGATCCAGGCCTTCTGGACGGTGGGCAGGGGGCAGGTGCGGCCCAGCTACACAGCCACCGGCATCGAGGCGGTGCTCACCGAGGCCCCAGAGCGCGAGCTGCTGGGTGCCGCCACGCGCACCATGGCCACGATGCGCACCTGGACGGTGACCTTCACCCAGTTCGATACCAGCAGCAACCTCGAGGCGGTGCGGCTGCTGGCGTACCGCGCCTGGCCCACCGCCCAGCAACGTCACCAGCCACAAACTGATGACACCTACGAGCGGCTCATCGTGGAGCTGCCCGATCCCGTCTACATCGCCTCCCTGGCAGCCTCCGGCTGACAGCCACGGGCTGCACAGCGGCCGTTTCTCTCCCTTCCCCCGACCCCTTCAAGGACCCCACCATGACTGATACCGCGATCGGGCAGAGCTTTGTCAAGGCGCACCGCAGTGTGCTGCTGATGACCCCCCTGCGCGCCCCCTGCCGCTATTTCGCCACGCGCGATGAGTCCGGCTTCATCACCCGCCCCACCCTCGACCCCGGCGACTGGGCCCGGGAGCTGCAGACCGTCAAACAGGTGTCGTTCAATGTCGACAACAACGATCGGGAGTTTCGCCTGATCGGTGACGAAGGCTGGAGCGATTCGGTCACTACCGGCAGCAAGGTGAGCGCCTCGTTCGACACCTTCTTCTCCAAGCTGATTGTGCAGGGCGCCGCTGGTGGCTGCCCTGAGTTCCGCGGCGACTACTCCGAAGAGTTCGCCATTGTTGAGCAGGCCCGCTACAACACCGACTCGGAGGTGTTTGTGGAGATGTTCAAGGAGCTGGGCCGCGCTGGCGGCAACACCGGCGACTACATCTACGACTACGCCTGTTTCAACGCTGCGCTGCGCAACTACAAGGAGCCCCAGGCCGCCGAAGACCTGATCACCGTGACGTTCGATGGCATGAGCCGCGCCAGGGCGGTGTTCGGCCGTTTCAACGCCGGCAGCGCGCCGCTGGCCACCGGTGCGGTCCAGAGCGTGATCCTCAGCACGGCGCCCGGCACCGGCAGCCGTCGCTATGCGGTGGTGCCGGCCGACAACGGCTCGGCGGTGGCGGTGGGCAACAACCTGACCGTGACCTACACCAGCGATGGCACCGCTCCGCTCACCCAGCTGGCGCTGGGCGCGGCCGATGGCAGCGGCTTCCGCCTCGAGGTGGCCAGCTCCGGCGTTCGAGTGCCGGCGGTGGTGACCCTGGCTGGTGGTGTGGTGACGATCAACCCCTCCGCCGACCTGGCGGCCGCCACCATCTACCGCCTGGTGGTGCGCAACGGGGCGATCACCCAGGCCGTCAATGCCACCCTGGTGGCCGATGCCGCCGGCATCCGCCGGCCGTTGGCAGGCTTCTCCACCACCTTCCGCACCGCTTGATCACCAGGCCGCGGCCGCCAGAGCGAAGAGAGGGGCCCTGCGGGGCCCCTTTTTCATTGCGGCGGTGCGTTTCGTCGCATCAGATCAGGGCACTGCTTCAGCGCTTCGGACACCAAGAACTGATTGAAGGTCGGATCGCCCATTTCATTTGACCACAGCAGCAAATTGTCGCTCCATGCCACGCGAATGGCCTCCTTGACTGACAGGCCTGCTGCAAGGCCTCTGCAAAACACAGAGGCTGTCATCCATGCCGCCGTGCTGACGCCCGCGCGGGCCGGCGGAACGGATGTGCTCACCAGGCACCCTACGGCGGCCGCGGCCATCAGAAGGGGGAAGCGGCGTGGTCGCATCGGATCCGAAGCAAGGTGATCGCGGGATGGCTGGCGTTGCCCCGCCTCCCGTACTCTTGCACTGGTGGGTGGGGTCGGCCCTCCCCGCAAGGCTGGGCGCCGAGAGCGGTGCCGTGAGACGCCGTTCGGGCTCGGTACTGGAGGCCCACACCATCAACAAGTGGGCCGCCGCCCGTTCAGTCGGTGCCAAACGCGACGGCTGGCGCCTCATCGGCCGCGGCAAGCTCTCCGCCGGCAAGCAATGCAGCGTCTATCCACCGGGCTGCGCCAGCTGGCTGTTCATGCGAGTGTGAGCAGCACCTGCAGCAGGGCCCGGGCATCACCCGGGCATCACCCGGGCCACACTGGCAGCAGCAGCTCCAGCCCCATGTTCCACCGCCTGCTGCTCACCCCCATGCAGAACGTGGTGGCGATCGACTGCAGGGGCCCCGATACCCCCAGCGAGCTCACGGTAGGCATGCTGGTGGTGGAGGCCGGCGCCACTGATGCAGAGGTGCTTGTCACCCCGCCCCAGGGCGGCGCTGAGTTCTGGCTGACCCTGCCCGAGGATGTCCTGAACCAAGGCCAGCGCTACGTTGGCTTTCAGATCCGTGCGGCCATCCGGCCTCTCACATGACCGTAGCCAGTCGCCTTCTGGCGTCGTTCCGCACCGGCCACAAGGTGATCGGCGGCGTATTCCGCCTCGCCGTCTACGGCAAGGTGCTCCAGGGCGAAGCAGAGCTGATGGAGCAGCACGACCGGGAGCGGTGCGTTTCTCTCGGCAGCTTCTACCGCCTGGCCGATGGCATCGCCAAGGACACCGGCATGCCCATCGAGGAGGTGGACAAGCTGATCCAGGATCTATCAAGGGTGGCCAATCCCAACGATCCGGATTCGCTGCAGGGCACCCTGCAGGCCTTCGGGTTGCTCAACAGTGATCCGCAGCGGCTGATCACCTTCCTCTCGTCCCAGGCCACCATGGACGATCAGAAGAAAGCCCTTGTCACCACTCTGCTGATCGGCCGCGGCGACTACCTCGACCCCGACAGCCAGGACTGGGTGAAGCTGGAGCCCGGCGACTGGAGCGAGGCCCACACGGCCCAGCTACCGGCCGATCTAATCAATGAGCTGCAGCAGTTCCTGATCGATGAGAAGGCGGCGATGACGGCGGGGGGAAAGCCGCCGGCGCCGAAGACGGCGCCGAAGCCCCGAGGCCGGAGGAGAACCTCAGCCGCGACGAGCACCGCGCCCGCATAGAGGCATACCTCAAGACTGCCCCCACCGACTGGGATGAGATCCAGCTGATCCTCACCAGCGGGCTGACGCAGGACCCCCGCTGGCATGCCGAGCGCTTCGCGTACCAGCCGGTGGATGCGGTGCTCAAGGCCTACGCCTGGGCCCTGAAGGAACGGGCCAAACGGACCAACGAGCTCAGCACCACCATGGCGCGGTTGGCCTCGATGGTTGAGATTGCTGCCTTCCCGGGCCTGGGCAACAAGGGCCGCAGCGAGGATCAGTTCCTGCCGTTCAAGATCTCCGACGCCCCTGGCAAGAACGCTCGCATCACCCAGGCGACGGCCGCCACGATCCGCTGGCTGCTCAGCAACAACCAGATGCCGCCACGGGTGCTGGTGGTGGCCCACGAAGAGCTGCAGCGCTCTGGCTACTGACAGCACGGCGCCAGACTGACCCCAAGCAGGGATGAACGGGTTTGACCCAGAGCGGCGGCGGCGGCGAATACAGCCTGGGCACAGCCACGCTGACCCTACGGGGCGACATGCAGCCGCTGGAGCGCGACCTGGCGCGCTTGCGGGCGGTGATCGCCGACATGGAGAAGCGGGGTGTGAAAATCGACGCTCCCGATGTCCCGCCGCCGCCGCCGGAAACAAAGCGGGGCTACGAAGATCTCACACGGACGGTTGAGGAACTGCGCCGCAGCGTGGAGCTGAACGGCGAGTCGTTTCGTCAACTGAACCAGAACATGGCCGCAGCGGGCAATGTGGCTGGCAGTGCATCAGGAGGCAATGGATTTGGAGGCGCTGCCGCCACGCTCCTAGGCATGGCGGCAATGACAGCCAAGCTGCTGCCAATGCTGGCGCAATTTGAATCTGTCCAGGGAGTGCTCACAGGTGCCGTTCTAAAGTTTGGATTGGTTTCAAAATCAATTCCAATACTTGGTGCTGCAGCGGCTGCAGCCACTCCTGTATTGGGAGGCTTAGGAAAAGCTGCTTTGGCCTTAATCCCAGGCCTTGGACAATTAGGCCTGGCTGCCATGGGGCTAAATGCAATCTTTGGCGTTATGGCCACAGGCGCCAGGGCCGCCATAGCACCCCTGCAGCAACTTTCGGCCGAGGCCGGCCGGCTCAACAAGCAGGTGGCGGAGGCCGGGATCTTTGCGGCGCAGAGCTTTGCGATCCTCGGGCCCGACGGGAAGCTGGTGGAGGGTACTGCCCGCCAGATGCAGATCGTGCGCGGCGCGATCTTGAAGGAATACCAGAGCATCCAGAAAGAGGTGGCCAACATCAGCGGCGCCACCGCCAGCGAAATCTACGACGGCTTCAACATCATTCTCCAGAACGTGAGTGCCCTGGGAGAGAAGGGCACCATGGAAAATTCTGCCAAGTTGGCCACCAGGCTGGCCGCCGGAATGAACACCCTCAATATCCCCACTTTTCAACTCCGGCAGGAGGCGAACGCCCTGCTCATGGGAAATATAGGCCCTGACGCGATGTTGGCCCAAAAGCTAGGCATCTCCAACGAAGACGTGCGCCAGCAGCAGGCCAAGGGCACTTACTACGACTTTCTGATGACGAAGCTGGAGAAGCTCTACGAAGGGCAAAAAGTGCTGGCGCTGAGCTTGGAAAACGTCAAGAGCAACTTTGATGACGTGAACCAGGCGATTTCATCTGAAGCCGGTCAGCCGCTGGAGCGCGACACGGCAAGGATGATGCAGACAATCCTGGTCACCTTCAAGAATCTGCAGGGCAGCTTTAGTGGGTTCTTCAAGAGCATCGCCGAGGCTGTTGGGCCAATTATCAAGGTGTTTGGCCCCGTTATTTCAGTTCTCACATCCATTGGTGCAATTGCATCATCGGTTGGGCGGGTGATCATGGACGTTGTAGGCGCTGCTACCTCAGTATTGGGTGCCGTCCTTCAGCCGATTCTTGTTTCAATTGCCAGATTTGTTGAGCTAATTGCCAAAGGTTGGGAAAACATAGGAAATCTCATTGGCGGAGCAATTAGCCCAATCAAGGCGTTGTTTAATGCCAGTGCCGATGTAGATGCCGATGGCGTCAACTCGTTCTTTGACAACCTCATAGCAGGCGCGGAAGGCGCCGGCAAAGCAATCGACAACTGGAACAAGAAGTGGGCGCAAAGCGTTCTGAACTTCCGTTTGTTTACGATGCGCGCCCAAATGATGGCGAGCGGTGCATCAGAAAAGGAAATTCAGGAAGCCCAGCTCAGCTTCAGGGAGAACTTCAACCGGCAAACCAACCTCAGCGAGCCGGTAGAGCTGCGCAGCCTCAAGCTGCCAGCTGATGTTCTAGAGCGGATCGAGGCCAGAGAACAGAGGCTTGGCTCTGGAGCAATCCGGGCTTTGAACATCTCCAAGGAATGGTCAGAGATCAAGCAGAAGGCCTACCAGAACGAAATCAAGGCGCTGGAGCAGGGCCTCACCCTGATGAACAAGCAGCGGGAGGTGGCGGAAGCCATGAGCTCTGTTGCCGGAGCCCGCCGCGCCCTAGAGGCCCGTGGTTATGAGCTGGGCGCGCAGGTGGCTGCAAGCCCTGAGGCCAAAGCCGCTGCAGAGGCTCGCCTGGCTGACCTGAAGCTCAGGCAGGAACGAGAGGCTATCGCCGAACGGCGGGGGATTCTCCAGACCGAACGGGAGCTGCAGCAGCGGCAGATGCTCATCCAGGAAAAGCAGATCAAGATCCAGCAGGAGCAGCTCAAGATTCAGCTGGCTGAAGCTCAGGCCGAACAGGTGCGTGCGGAGAAAGAGCGCGACGCCTTGCTGCGCGTGCAGAAAAACGTACCCCTCTACAGCGCCGAGTGGGGCAAGAACCAAGAGCTGCTCAGCATCAATGCTGCCGAGCAGAACCGCATCAACGCCAAGTTGCAGGGCAACAGGCGGGCATTGCAGTTGGCTTTTGAGGCCGAGGGACAGCTGGGCACCATCAACGGCCTGGAGGGCCAGCGACTGGGCCTCCAGGAGCAGCAGCTCGACATCCAGGGCCAGCAAGCCCAGTACACCCGAGAGCAGCAGTTGCTCCTGGCCCAGATCAGCGGTGCGGAGCAAAACATCTCGAACATGCTCGACGAAATCGTCAACAAGGAGAACGCCAAGAAGCGAGAGCTGGAAGACCAGAGCGACGCGATCAACCGTCAGAACACCCTCCTCGAGCGCCAGGGCCGGCTGGAGAAGGCCCAGGCCGATCTGTCCATGACCCGCGAGAAGGCGGCGGTGCAGGCCGCCGAGCGGCTCGCGGAACTGCAGGAGCTGCAGGACCGCGCCCGCAGTGGCGGCGGCACCGCGTCGGTGATCGAGGCCCAGATCGCTGCGGCGGCGGCCGGGGTGAGCGGGATGGAATCAGCGGCGGAGGTGCAGCAGCGGCTGTTCGACGCCAAGGAGGGGCAGATGGCTCGCGAGCACCAGCTGGCGCAGAAACAGCTGGAGGTGCAGCACCAAAAAGAAGAGAGCGAGCTGCGGATCCAAAAACTGCAGATGGAGCGGCAGAAAGTGGACATCGCCTTGCAGCGCGCGCAGCTGACGGCAGAGCTGGGCCGGCTCAGGCTGACCCAGATGAAGGATGAAATCGCCCCACGACTGGCAGGGGCCAGCAGCGTGCCATCGCTGGGAGGTGTTGCACGGCTTCCGGGCTCCATCAGTGGCCGGCTAGATGCTTCCGGCCAGAACGGCGCGGACATGCCAGTAGGACCAAACAATGAAATGCGCAGCTACCACAATGGCGTGGTGACCGAAATAAGCAGAGCAGGTAACAATGGCAACTATGCAGTAATTGAGTTCATTGACGACCTGGGCAACAAGCTAGAAGCTACCTATAGCCACATGGCCGCAATCGTGAAGGTCGGACAGCACGTAGTTGGAGGGCAGGTGCTGGGTCGTTTTGATGGATCAGGCCGCACGTTTGGCGCACATAACAGTGTTGACATCAATAGCCCTGGAACGAATGGGGCTTTGCAGCGCAATGCAGAAACGGCAGCCGCCCGCCGCAGCGCTGACCTTCTCGTTACGGGGAGGGTGCAGGGCCAGGCCGGTGGTTCCAGTGTCGGTGCTCCTTCAGCCTCGATCCTTCGCTCTTCAGGGCAGTTGCCTCATAGCCAGCGCATAGATGCGTTTTCCACGGTGGCCCCACCCCCTGGCGCGGCCCCTGGAGCAGCCATCCCGCTGGGCGTGCAGCCCTTCACCGGTATGGGCCAGGCCCGGGCCGCGGCCGCCCTCCCTGCTGGCTCAGTTGCCAGCACCGTTGCCGCCGTCGGGGGTGTTGTGGCGCCCAGCACCGCCAACCAGGCGGAAGCGCTGCAGCAGAGCCTGAACGACGTGGATTCTGCCGAAACCCGGCTTGGCAAGCAGATGGAAGACCTGACTCAGGCACTGAAGGATTTGGACGACTTCTTCAGCGTGAAGCAGGAAGACCTCACCGAGCAGCAGCTGGCAGAGCGAGCACAGCTGGCCTACGAGAGAACGAAGGCCCAACTCACTGCCGAGGTGATGCAGACTCCCCAGGGCCGCCTGGCCGTCTCCGCCGGCGACGCGGTGAGCGGCAGCATCAGCGGCTCCATTTCCGGCGCCGTGCAGGCACTGCTCACTGGTGGTGATGTGAGGCAGGCGGTGAGCAGCGCGCTGGCGCAAGCGGGGCAGACGCTCATGCAGGCCACACTCGAATCTCTCCTCAACCCGCTGCTATCCCAGCTGCAGGGCGGGATCGTGAAAACGTTCACCGGGATCGACATCCCGGGCAGAGCACTGGAGATGGCCGCGGCATCGCACACGAACGCTGCAAGCGCCCACCAGGGCGCTGCATTGCAGCTGATGAACGCTGGTGCGGCGTTGCTGTCTGCGGCCGGTGCATCCGGAGCTGCTGCCGTGGGCGACAGCGCAAACGTGTGGGGGAGCTTGGCTACCAAAATCCCCAGCCTCATCAGCGGCTTCGCTGGCCTCGGCAACCTGGATGTCGCTTTCACCAGCGCAGCAGCTGGAGCTTTTGAGGGGCCTGCGTTCTCTGCCGCTGGTCCCATGTTTAACCTGGGCAGCCCCAACCTTTCCTTCACCCCCGGTTTCGCAGGTGGGGGGGATATCCAGTACGGGCTCGACTACCTGGTGGGAGAAGATAACGCGGAGATCGTGCGGTTCAACAAGGCCGGCGGGAAGGTCTACAGCAACCGGGCCCTCACCAAGGCGCTGGGTGTGCCCTTCCAGCGCTCCCCAGGTGGCGGGGCTCAGGTAGCGGAAGGTGGCGGCGATTCGCTTGGCATCCCCTTCATGGCCGCCGGGCCCACCCAGAGTGCTGGCGGCAAATCTGGAGCCCCGCCGATCCCGTTCATGGGTGCGGCGCCCAATCAGGCCGCGGGCGCTCGATCTGGGTTGCCGCCGATTCCGTTCCTCAAGTCATCCCCTAGCGCCGGCGGCGCCATGGCAGGGTCTGGGCCTGGTGGCGCTCCCCCCAGCGCCATGGGCCCCTCCAGGTCGCTGCGGCTCAAGCTGGAGACGCAGGTGATCAACGGCGTGGAATACGCCACGGTGGAGCAGGTGCAGCAGGCCGCTGCCGCAGCCGCTGCAGCCAGCCGCGAGGCGGTCTACAACGACCTCCGCAACAACCCCTCCATTCAAAGCAGCGTGGGGCTCCGCTGATGATCGCCATCTGCGCCTACATCTCCTTCCAGGCCAATGGCGCGCCAGTGCCCGGCTACGCCTGGCAGAACCTATTCACCGGGCAGACGCGCACCTACGACGGCCGGCCCCATACCTCAATGGGCTTCCGGATCTCCGATTCGGCCGGTGCCCGCGGTGGTGATCGCTCCGAGGGCCGGCTTGCGATGAACCGCAACCAGCTGGCGCTGAATGTGCTGGCCGAGGCCCGCACCAACCGCTGGAAGCTTCGCGCCGATGTGGTGCTGTGCGACGTGGCCGCCGGCACCGATGTTCGGCTCCTCTCGCGCCATCTCTGGCGGCTGGGCCCGATCGAGCGGCGCGAGTACATCAAGGTCACCCTCACATCACCGCTGGATGCCATCCGTGGTGACGCGCCCCGTCGCCGCCTCACCACTGAGCTGGTCGGCCAGCTGCCAGACACCGGCTCCATCTTCATCGCCTGATGCCCATGCCGCAGCACGCCTCACGGACCGCCCCCTGGTTGCGGTACATGGGCCTCCCCTACCGCTGGGGGGGGGATCCGGATCGCCATGGCGCCACCGACTGCTTGCGCCTCACGATCGCCGTGCTGGGCCTCTATGACGCCCCCCGGCCGCCGCTGATCAAACGGGAGTGGTATCGGGCCGCCAGCAGTGGCCGCTGGCGGCCACTGCTCGAGGAGCTTGCCGCCATCACCACGCCGGTGCCCGGCGCCATGCCCCTCGACGTGGCGCTGCTGGCCGACGGTGAACCGATCGCCCTGGGTGTGTGCGTGGCCGGTGGAATCCTCACCACCTGCCAGGGCCAGGGCGTGCACTGGAGGCCGTTGGCGGCCTGCCAGGTGCGCCGCTGGTTTCACTTCCTGCCTGTGGCTCCATCCACCACCGCGCCCATCCTGATCCTGTGACGCGCCATCCCCGCCCCCTTCCTGGCGACGCCTACCTGGCGGAGCTGCTCGGCTGGAGTGAAGACCAGCTGCTGCGCTATCAGATCGAACGGCAGCAGGCCGCGGCAATCGAATACACGCGGAACCCGCCACTGGCCACCTGCGGTCCGACGCCCGCCGCTACCTGGGCGATCATCTCGCTGGCCACCACCATCCTCTCAACGGGCTACACGGTGCTGTCCACCCTGTTGGCGCCCAAGCCGAGGCAGCCCGGGCGATTCATCTCCAAGACCAACCGGGCCGACAACATCAGCCGCAGCGCGCGCTACGCCCCACGGCCCGGCTTCGATTCCACCCAGGAGGTGGCGCGGCTTGGCAGTGTCATCCCCATCGTGTTCGCCCGGCGTGAGTATTTGCCCGCCCTCAATGGCCGGCCCGCGGGCTGGTACGGCGGCTGCCGCGTCGATCTGGAGCTCCTGTGGTCTCAACTGGTGGCCGTTGACGGCGGCCAGCTTTTTCGCGCGCTCTACATGCTGGGCGAAGGGCCGATGGCCGAGGTCGACCCGGCCGGCTTTGCCATCGGCAACAACCCCCTCCGCTCCTACGACCTCGGCACCGCCGCCGCCAATGAGGCCGCCGCCCGCGTCACCGTCTACGCCCGCCTGGGCGGCGGGCGGATCCGTTCCACCGATCGCATTGTCGGCCGCCTTGCCGCCAAAGACATCGGCAACATGGAGAACGACGGCGGCGGCGATGTGTTCCAGGTGCGCAGCACCGGCGGCGTGATCCGCCCCGATGCCTGCGCAACCGCACGCCCCAGCAGCTCTACCGCCTGTGGGCTCTACGCCACCATCGGCAACGGGCTGGGCCTGCGGATAAACCCCGAGATGCAGGCCACACGGCAGATCACCACCAAACCACGGGGCAGCAGCGGCAATCAGACCATCGATCCGGTTGATGATCCGGTGGCACTCGGCTCAATCTGGAAGGCCAAGCGGATGTGGTCCGGCCGCAGCGGCGTGGTCGACACTTCAATCGGCGGGTCCAGTGGATTGGTCACCCTGCCCGTCGGTGCCACGTTCGACTACTTGCTCTCAAAAAGTAGCGATGCCAACACCAAATTGAAGTTCGACAAGACCAACACCGACAGCAATATCAAGCACCGCGAAAACTGCTCTGATGTGGCCGCGGCGATCAGTGCACGCCAACGCAGTGCTGATGATGCCCTGCAGGTGGGAGAGCTGTTTAAGGCCGGCAGCTGCTTGGCAGTGCTGGAGCAGCGCACACCGTCCAATGATCTCTTCTCCTCCAACGCCGACAACGAGCCGGTGGGTGATGGCCAGAACATCACCGCCCGTTTCCGGGTGGTGCGCGCCGGCACGGTCTACGTGACGCCCAACTCCGAGATTGATCCGGCTGCCACTGGCACCGAACAGTTCCCCGAGCGGGTTGGCCCTGAACAGGACTGGGACTGGTCCGCTGTGGATTCCGGGCCCCGCTACGCCACTGGCACCAGCCGCCCGCATCTTCATCGCTGCGCCATTGCCGATTTCACCCTGACCAAGCCCGCACGCATCATTGAGATTGGCATCCGCAGCACCTTGGGGATGCGTACCAGCGGCTTCGCCAACCTGCGCAAGTGTCCCACCCTGCAGGAGATCAATCGCCTTGCTGGTGGGGAGCAAGAGGGCGAAAACCTGCCGTCGGGCGAGAAGCCGAAGATTTCCCAGTACCGGGGTGCAACCATCAATATCCCCGAGGAGCGCTACTCGTTCCTCCGCATCACCTATCGCCCCGAGGGCCAGGGGGCGTTTGTGGAGTTGCCCACCATCTATGGCGTGCGGGGGCTGACGCAGCAGGCCCAGAACAATCAAATACAGCTGGAGTTGCCCGCCAATGCACGCTGTGCGCAGATTCGTGTGGAACCGCTCAGCGGCTGGGAGATTCGCTCCGGCACCGCCACTGGCCTGCTGGCTGTACTCGACAGCCGCATGACCAGCCTGCGGACCGTTGTAGATGGCGATTGCACGGTGCGCTACCTGGGCAAGGCGCCGTTTGCCAGAACCCAAAAGCGCTTTGATCTCCGTTCCATCGAACCGGATCGGCGTGACGCCCTGGCCGGCTTGACCACCACCACCGCTGCTGTGGGGGCTGTGCCTGGGGTCTACACCGGTGTGCAGGTGTTGCAAGGCGGCATCGACCTGGGCGGCCGGGTCACCGTGACCGTGCCGAGCGGCGGTGGCTTCAACAGTTCCAACATCACTGTTACCCGCCAGGGAAGCGGCTATGAAGTGGGACCGATCACCTTGGCCAATGGCAAGCCCGGGGGTTCTGTTCCGTTCCCAGTAATCGCCACCCGCAGTTTTGTAGTTGAGATTGTCCCTGCGGACCCATTTATCTTTAACCAATTCGCGATGGTTGAAGACGGGGAGCCTGCACCGCGGATTGGCAACCGTGTGACGCTCTCCAGTACCGGCAATCTGCCAAATGGGCTGAACAGCTCCACTACCTATTTCGTGGTGAGCAAACCAGCCGAGACGGAATTTAACCTTGGTCTCACAGCTGACGGTGTTCCCATAACCATCACCAGCCAGGGGAGTGGTGTGATTACTGCCACGCAAATAGACGGCCCCACCACCAACTGGGCCGGCACCGCCATCGTTGGCAAAACTGACCTGGGGTTGGGTTGGAGCGATGGTGAAAATCTCGTTGATCCGTGGGGGAAGTTGGCGGAAAGTACTGTCTACGACGAGATCCAAACCACCGCCAACCAGGGGCCAGAGCATGAGATCGGCTATGTGAACATTATCGAGACCAACCCCACCGCACCCAGCTACTCGAACATTGCTCTGGTGGGGCAGAACATCCGCTCGGCCCTGGAGCTTCAGAGCGTGAATCAGCTCTCAGCCCAGATCATCGGCGGCCACATCTGCCCCCGTTACATCGAGGCCAGCGATGGCCCCACCCATCTGCTGCCCGACATCTTCTCTCGGTTGGCTTTGAGCCCACGATTTGGCGCTGGGCAGGACGTGAGCGCCGAACAGATCGACGCACCCAGTTTTCTGACTTCCGCCCAGTGGTGCTTTGATCGACGGTATTTCTTTGATGGTTCTTTGCCGGAGCCGGAAAACCTGCGGCAGTGGGCAGCAGACCAGGCCAGCCTTCACTTGCTCGCGTTCTATGAACTGAATGGGAAGTTCTATTTCAAGCCGGCGTTGTCGTTTGATCCGGTGGAAATCGTTGACCTGTTCACCGCTCGGAACATCAAGAAAGGCACCTTCCAGTCCACCACCAGCGACGACGACCAGCGGCGACCGATCCAGGTGAGCGGGCTGTACCGGGAGGAGCGCAGCAATGACGACCTGCTGTCTCCCGGGGTGTTCTCCACCGTGCGGGAGATCACGATCCGCGAGGCATCCGCCAGCGACAGCGACCCTGTGGAGCCGCTGGACATGAAGGCCAGCTGCACCAATCGCTGGCATCTGATCGATGCGGCCAAACTGCTGATCCGCTGGCGGCGGCTGGTGGGAGACCCGATCAGCTTTGAAACCACCTACGCGGGCATCTTGCGGCCGATTGCGCCGGAGGATCACATTGCGGTGGCCTACGACGAAGAGCTCAACGACCTCTGGTCAAACGGCGCGGTGTTGCCCGATGGCACCCTGGTGGCCTCCGAACCGCTCGAGGACGGCAGCTACCAGGTGCTGGCCTGGGATGGCACCACACCGCCGGGTCCCACCATTCAGCCCCTGACGGTGAGCGGCGGGGGCACCCGCGGCAACCTGCTGGGAACCCAGTGGACCCGTACTGCCCCTCCCCAGGTGCGGACATTCCGGGTGATGCGCGTTACCCCCACCGATGACGGCCGGCAGAAAATCGAGGCGGTGCTCATGCCCACCAACGAGCAACGCCGCCAGCTGATTTCCCTAGATTGGGATCTGCCGAGTGCGTGGGTGATCCGCGGCTGATGGGTATCCCCTTCCCTGCCATCGAACCCACGGGCGTTCGGTTTACCATGCCCCGCCATCCGGTGACCAGCGCGATGAGCGAGGCCGGCTTTGAAGACCAGCGCCTCTGGGGCACGGTGGCGGTGCGAGGGGTGTTTGATCTGGAGTTCAGCAACATCCGCACGGACGCCGCCACCTTGATCCTCGCCACCTTCCACGCCAGCTATTCCGGCGTACTGGCCCTGGACCTGCCCGACATCCTCTTTGCCGGCTACTCGAGCGCCGATCGGACCTTCATCGAGTCGGTCACCACCGGCGCGGGCCTGAAGTGGTTTTGGCCTGTGGGGCAGGACGCCCCCACGCCGCAGCAAAGCCTGGTCTACCGCCGCCGCTGCAACCTGCCGGTGCAGCTCCAGGCACGCCTGCAGAACAGTCCATAGGCCTGGCCCTGCCTAGCCTCCTGATGAGGTATGAAGCCAACCAGGAATGGGCGTCAGGAACACGACCCAGAGTGATGTGTACTGGAACGGCTCGCTGGTGGGGAAGATCACAGATGTAACGCCCACGGTTTCCCGCGATGAGCTTGAAACGACAGGCATCGGACAGGCCGCGGGCACTGTGGCCAAGGGGGTGCGCTCCACCCAGCTGAGCTGCACCTTCCTCTACGACCCCGACAACGCCGCCGCGTGCGCGATGGCCAACAGCATCTGGGACGACAACGAAGCCCTTGACACCCTGCGCATTGTCACCCGCCGAGGCTCCACCCGTGGAGATTTCACGATGGAGGTCCTGACGGCCTCTCTCGGTGCTCCCGTGCGGGTGCGCGAATTGATCGCCTGCTCGCTCAGCATGCGGGTGAACGGCGACATGAGCGGTCGCTTCTGATCAATGGCGATCGACGGCACGATCGGCACCCTCAGCCTCAGCCGCAGCTGGCCGCCGGCGGTGGTGCTCACCGATGCGGTGATCGATGCGCCCGCCACGGTGGTGCGCCTGCGGTTGGAGGAGCCCGGCTTTCTCAACGGCGACCAGGTGCTGCTCACCGCCCCCCTGGGCCTGCCGCTCGACGTGCTCGGCACCGGCTACGCCAACTGCCCCGATGGCCACACATTCTGGGGTGATGCAGCCTCCGGCGGCCCGGCCACCGCACACCGCCTCGGCGCTGATGCCCCGTTCTGGGGGCCCGACAACAACGCCACCTTCTGGGAGCATGCCGGCACCGTGGGTTTTGCCCAGCAGGCCACGGTATTCATCCACCGCGATGCGCTGGAGCGGGCCACCTTCTACAGCCTCGAGGTGTCTGCCGTGAACGGCGGCGAGCTGAGCCGGCTGCCCCTGCGGCTGGTGGGCTTTGATCGGCTGATTCTCAGCGTCGCCAGCACCCGCAGCGGCTACGCCGAGGCCCTGCTCGCCCTGGCCCTGCCCCGGCCCGAGGAGCCCGAGAGCCTGCTGGCCGATCTGGTGCCGGCCCTACCGGCGGTGATCACGGAGGCCGGCGCCGATGCGGAGGAGCGCGGCTGGAAGCGGCAGGCCGATCTATCCGCCTGGGACCTGGAAAACGACGCCGGCATGCTCGACCACGGAGCGATCGGCGAGGCCTTCGGGTCGGTGATCGCCAGCCAGGCATCAGGCGCTGGTTCGTTCTCCGGCGAGGTGAGCAACACTTACAGCCCTGGCGTCAGCTCCAGCGCCGCCATGCTCCGGCTGCAGCAACTCAGCCGGCACGGGAGCACCGCCACAATCCGCCTGCTGGTGGCCGATGGCCCGCGCGGCCACTCCAACGGCCACGAGTTCATTCGCGAGGAGTGCCTGTTCTATGAGCTCGACATAGCCCTCACCAAAACCAGACTCTCAGCCCAGGCCGGCGACACGATGAAGATCTCCGGCCAGTTCGCTGCAATCGGTGACGTGCGCTTTGTCATCGCTGATCGGACTCATCCCTTGTCAGAGATGGACCCTGCCTAGCCTGCGGGGAGAAGCAGCAGCAGATGGCTCGGATCAGCATCGCCAACGCCCTTGCCGGCATTCGCAACGCCGTGGGTGCTGGTGGGCAGCTGCGGGCCAAGGATCAGCTCTCGGCGGTGGTGGATGCCCTGCTGCAGCTGGTGGGCAACGCCAACATTGCCCCGGGCAATTCCGAGCCGGCCGATCCGCTCAACAGCCCGTTCACGATCTACGTCAACCCCTACATCGGCACGGACCGTTTCGTGGGTGGTTCTTACAACTGGTTTGAGGAGCCGGCCGGCGCCAGCGACGCCGCCAAGATCAGGGCCAAGCTCAGGCGCCTCGAAAACCAGCGCCTTACCTGTGGCTACAGCAAGCAGCGCCCGTTCCGCACCGTCAACCGGGTGGCGATTGAGATCATCCTGGCCACAAGCAAAAGCTATTTCACCCTCAATTCAGAAGACGCTCAGGTTGACTGCCCAGCGGTTGAGTTTGCCCCGGGCACACATATTTTCTACAACGACCCCGGCAACAGCCCCAGCGCCATTCCGATCACCGAATGGCCGGCAGAAGGCTTTGAGCCCACACCGAACCACCTGATCGCCTTCAACCCCAACAGCGGCGGAATTGTTCTGCCCCGCTACGCCACTGCCAGCGCCCCGCTCAGCCTCAGGCAATGCACGGTGAGGCCCTCCTGGGTGCCGGCCGCGGCGGACGAGGCAGTCGACTACAGCAACCGAGCGGCAATCCTCAAGATCACCAACACCAGCTACGTCTACGGGATCACGTTCCGTGACCAGCTGGGCGCCAACTCCAGTCACCACCTCCTCGATTGCGTGCAGGCCGCCAGCCAGGCGGATCTGAATCAGCTCTACGCCAAGGTGCGCACCGCCATGGGCGGCGCCAGCAACAGCGGCAACATCTCCAACGCCCTGGCAGTCCCCCGCCTGTCGGAATACGAAATTGTGGGCCCGTTCGGCGCCAACCCTTCGGAGGCGTCCGACACAGTGAAGGGCGCCAGCCCGTATATCTACAACTGCTCGCTGCGCACCGAGTGGGGCATGGGCGGAGCGTTCTGGGATGGCGCCCGCGTTACGGGCCTGAAATCCATCGTGATCGCCCAGTTCACCGGCATCTCCCTGCAGCGCGATCTCAGCTGCTGGCAGATCTACCGGGAGGGCGCCTGGCGCGCGCCGGTGAACTACCAGGAGCTGATCGACAGCGAGGCCGACGACGTGCGGATGAAGCCGCAGCGGATGAGTCGCCACGTCAGCCTGCTCAACAACGCCTTCGGGCAGATGGTGAGCGTGTTCGCCATCGGTGCTGGCCGCCATCACTTTGCCGATAGCGGCGCTCAGCTGGAGTTCAGCAACTCCACCTCCAACTTCGGTGGCTGCGTGGCCGTAGCCAAGGGCTATGCCCCCAACAGCGACCCGCTCGATCAGAACTGGAACCTCAGGCGCCTGAAGGTAGCGCGCAGCGTGGCCGATCAGACCGGCAACGTGCGGCAGATTGGCCTCGGCAACGTGGCTGCCATTTCGGGCAGCCTGATTACGCTTCAGCTGCCGCTGGCCCCTAGCGATGATCCGGCTATCCCCGCCGTGCTGGCCGCTCAGGGCTACTCCCTGCCCGCTGGCACGCTGATCTGGATAGAGAATCCAGGGGGCCCCGATTGGCGCGCCACTCTGGCGGCCAATGCCTGGGTCAGCACCTCAGCCACCGAGATCGACATCACAGGTGCGGCGCTGCAAGCCGGCACCAACCTCCCGATTGGCACGGCAACGGGTGGAGCATCCTTGGCAGTCGGTCGGAAGGTCTACATCCGGCGGTTGTGGGACAACCGCAGCTCTGCGCAGCGGCGGGTATCGCTGAGGCTGGCGAACACCACCAACTCCAGGGTGCCGGTGCGCAACAGCATTCTTCAGACCCGGCCTGGGGTGACTGGCGGCGGCATTGATCGCGTGCTGGCCCCTGGTGGTGCTGAGGTGCTGGCCGTGACCACGACCACCAAGATTCCAGCGGAAGGTGCCGGGGTGGTGATGTCGGCGGAGATCACAATCCGCCGCTCCTGTCCCGATGAGGTCTACGCCGCCGGCCGCTTCTATCGCAAGGGGGAAACGGTAAAGCATGCCGGCAAGCACTTCACCGCCACCGTCACACATGTTTCCGCTGGAAGCACGCCTGATGAGGCTTTCTGGCAGGAATCCTATGTGCAGCAGGCGTCGGACTACAACGCCGAGGATCCAACCTCTCTGGAAGCGCCGCAGCTGATTTTCGACACCGATACCGACGGCGGCACTGACCTGACCACCACCTGCGGCATCAACTGGGCCACCATCTACACCAGCTCCGGCAGCGTGCGCGATCAGCTGCGCAGCGCTACCGACTATCGCGGCGCACTGGCCATGCTCCTGGCCCTGGGCTTCAGCAGCACGGCTGCGCACAACGCCCTGGTGCCGCGTACGGAAGCAAGCCGCGAGCTCGATCCCGCCTCTGCCACAGACTTTCCCACACCGCCAAGTGGTGGTGCTGCCAGTGGCCGCGCCAACTGGGCCCTGGAGTTTCGACAGCCCAGCTTTATCCAGCTGCTGGGGCAGAATCTTAACGGTGTGGGTTTCTGGAATTACACCAGAGCGCTGCCTCGTTGGCGCCGCACGATGAGTGCCAGGAACGAGTTCAATGCAAACTTTGCACCAGAACAAGGCGGCAGGGTAGAAATTCGCGGCACCAACAAGGATGGCTTTGATGTAACCAATCAAGGGCTGATCAACACCGACACCGGCGAGGTCATTGGTGTTGATGACATTGGCAAAGAAGGTGATACCCCGCCGCCAACACGGCTCGATAATCTAACAGTTGACAACCTTACGGCAACCGGTAAGTTCGACGTAAACGGTGTTTCCGAGCTCGATGGCGGCGATGCCATGGGCATGACAACCAACAAATTTGGATTTGGCCAACTGGCACCAATCGCAGATTATCTAAACAGTACAGTCATTGCAGCAAATGATGAACAACTATCACGGGCAAATAATAAGCTAGTTAGTCTCCCTGGCCTCAACCGCTGGCGGCAGGCGCAACGGCTGGTCTCGGCCGCTACCGGCACAATCACGATCTACGTCCAGAGTACTGCGACGGATCGGAACCTCGATCAGATGTTCGACGACCCGCCAACCAGTCCGGCCACCGCCATCCCCAGTCTGGCGCGGGCTGCGGAATATGCCAACGCTGTGATTGGCACCGGTAACCAGACCGCTGAAATCAGGATCGCACCAGGGCTCTACGACCTTGCTTCGGTCTGGGAATGTAATGTGCAATTCCGCGCCAGCGATCCAACGCAAGCGGGCTGGCCACTTATCTTTGCTGAAGAAATTGACAGCTCGTTTGATGGCTCGGGTTACGGCAACTTGAGTACAAGGGTAAATTTTAGAACGTTTACCCTGATACTGAGAAATAATGAAGATGCTGGCAACCAGCTGCACGTCGGAGCTACGGCCCGGCAAATCCGCTGTCGCCGTGCCCTCGATTTCCGTGGCGGCTTTCACTTCCTAGGGGTGCCAGAGCTGATCAAATTGGTAGCCGATGGCGTGATTCCTGTTAACAGTTTTCTGTTTAGCAGTGTTGCGCTTCCCGACGGAGCATTCACTACCAACACTGCTACGAACGTTGACACGTTGCTTAATCAGCTACGAATTAGCAACGGTAGATCAAGTACTTATGAAGCCTGGGTCGCAACTGCGGTAATTCGACTAGAGGGCAACGCTACCGACGTTGTGAATATACGTTCTGTCGTGTTTGGTCCGGCACTTCCATCCCACAAGGAGGCGATAGGTGCTGCCCGCGAACCGTACATTACCACAAACGGATTAGTATTGCTGCGCTTAAGCAATTACTACCTGCGCGGGAATACGACCATCACCAGCGCTGGCATGGGGGTTACCAATGCTGTGCCGTTGTCTGGTGACGCTCATTATGGCTCGGCGCCGGTTGCGGCACCGTGGACGTGGCGCCAGTTCCACCACACGTTCCTAGGGTCAATCAACAATGAGCAAGTGTTGATTGACCAAATGGGCGATCGGCAATCATACAGCCAGACGACCACAGCTGGCACCCGCTCCTGGTATAAAACTGCAGACGGGACCAAGTATTTACCTAATCACATTCACCTGCTGGACTCAAGTGGCGCCGAGCCATTGGATAACAATTCCGGTCCATTTTTGGACCAGTTCATTCACGCAAAGCGAAGCTTGGTTGTTCGTGTCTCGTTTGAAACGAATTTTTCCTCAGCAGCAACTGGCGCCATATCACAGGGATTTGTCGGCAGGTTCGGCTCCAACGGCTACAACACAACGAAAACCCGTGGAGTACTGATGGGCAATGAAGGACTATTGGACCAAGAGCGCGGGGTGGCGGTGTTCCTAGGAAACAGATGCCGACTTGGGATATCAACTGCCGACAATATAGCGCTAACTATCTTCAAAGTTGCTGGTCTTAGCGCAACGCAACCAACTCAAATTCTGCCTAAGTACGGGATTGACGTTAACTCTGCAGCGGCTGGCGTCACCTATCAGATCCTGTCACTGGGGAGCACGACTCAGGCCAACTGGAACACGCTGGCCGGAACATCGGGCCTTACCTATGCAGTCGGCAACAGGATCACGGCAGCGGTGAACGGTTCAACGCTGGCCGATACAACGGGCGTTATTGAGCCGCTCTTTGGCGAGCCTCACCCACTCGGTGCATCCACAAGGCGTTACAACCCCGTGATCACCACTGCAGCCCTGAACCAGGCCGATGGCACGTTCTTCCTGAATGTGGGCCTGCGTTCCTACGCCCGTGGCATCAGCTCTGAGCACGGTTTCGACATCACCCCCAACGTTGTTCTCTGATCATGCTTCCCTCTGATCCTGGCTACATCCCCGCCGCCGATGATGAGCGGGTGTTGGCAATCCCGCTGTATCAGTGGCTGCTCGGCATGAACACAGACCCCTACGCCGCCCATTCGCGCGACGAGGGGCTGATTCAGGCCATCGAGGAATCGCTGCGCTGATGCGTCCGGCTAGAGCGCCCTCAGCAGACTGAGGCAGCAGTCGCCGCACCCGTGGGTCCAGAGATAGTTATCGCCGCTCTCGGCCTATGCGGCGCAGGGGTTACGGCCCTATGGAAAATCGCCAACGGACTGCGGCGATTCGAGGCCACAACCACCACCATCCTGGGCGGGATTCAGGAGATGCTGCGAGACCACGAGGAGAGTTAGATGATTGATCTATGGAACCGCACCTGCCGCGATGAGTTGACGGCCACAGGCCTAGTTTTGTGATGACGGAGCACTAGGCCATGCACGAACCATACGACCCAGCCAATGGGGCTCACGAGCCTGGGCCACCCCAGGTGCTGGCCAGTTATCTGCTGCCGGTGCTAGCAACAATCACGGCGCTCAGTTTTATGGCGGCCGCCAGCGCCAGTATTGGCGTGTGGAAAGACGTGTCGGTTATGCGTGAATCGATGAGCACGCTGATCAAAAACAGTGACCTACAGCAGAAGCGCTATGAGGTCGTGAAGGAGGAGCTTCAGGAACACGAAGTACGCCTCACCAAAGGGGGTCTATGACCACGCATTCTCAACAGAAAGCCAGCCGCAGTGTGATTGCCAGCGTCTCACCTGTGATCGGCGCCGGCCTCACCATCGCCGGCTGGGTAGTGGTGGCCAATGTGAGCTGGCAGCTGGTGGCAGGCCTTACCCAAGCCATGCTGTGCGAGATGCGCAGCCGCCGACCGTTGGAGTGCCTGCCGGCCTGGTCGCAGATGGGAGAGATTGGCCGCCGATCCACCGACACCCTTCTGGCCCTGGTGGTGCACAGCCCCGCTGAATCAGCTGCTGCGGCCATGGGTGGGTTGGCCGGCAGTGTGCTGCTCAACCGCCGCCGCACGGAGGATGAAAGCGAACAGCCTCTCAGTGGCCCGATCGGCATCGTGCCGGATCCCGGGCAGGGCCATGCTGGAGATGGCGATGACCCTGAACCAGCATGATCGGCTTCCTGTTCAAACCCGTCCTTGGCTTGGTGCTCAGGCATCTCACCACCCTGCTACTGCAAGCCCTGGGGGCTGACCTGCGAAAGCAACTGCCGGAGGTGTTTGCCGTGATCGATGCCCAGATGCAGCGGGCGATCACGGCCGGCGCTGGTCAGGTGTCACTGCTGTTCTTTACGGCGGTGCAACGGGTGGTGCATCGCGATCCCTCGGCTGTGGAGCTGCGCATCCTCACCCTGCTGTTCGATCCGGCGGCCCTGGCGCGTCGTGAGCAACCCACACAGCCCACCAACCCATGAACCCCTCCCTTCTGCGCTACGCCCTGTCCACCAAACTGGGCAACCCCCAGCATCATGCCTTCTGGTCGGCGGTGGAGCTCATGCTCACCCCGGCGCAGCGGCAGCAGCTCGAAGAGGGTGGCCAGATCCGCAACAGCATCTGGCTGAAGCCCACACCACCTTCCGGACCTGTCGCTGCCCCGGCCTCTCCCGTCACCCCTGCCACCGTGATGAGCAGGGATCCCAGCCTCGAGAATCTCCAATCCTGGCTCACCTACCTCACTAGCCCGCAGGTGCAGCAGGAATCACGCGGGCGCATCCGACCGCTGACGCCAGCCGAAGCATGCGGGTTCATCGGCTGCATCATCATCGAAACCGGACGGCCAAACCTTGACCGCCTCGATGTGGTTGAGGCAGGTTCTGGTGCAGGGCGTGGCGCGATGCAGTACACCGCGGTCAGGCGCATCGCCTACGACAAGGCACGCTCGACGGCCCTTACCAGTGGCATCGATCCCAACTCCAACCGCTGGCAACAGCAGTATTTCGCTGAGGAGTACGCCGGTCTACACGACCCATCGCAGGGTTCGCTGATCGGCTGGACTCGGATTTTTGAGAACCGGCCGCCGAACATGACACCGGCACATGCTGCTGAATACTGGACCGGATCAGCCGCCAGCCGCACCGGATACTTCCGCCCCGGCGTGCCGCATCTGGAGCGCCGGCAGCAACAGGCGAACCGCGTCTGGGAACTGTGCAAGACCCAGAAACTCACCGCATCGCCCCAGCTGTAGCAACCCGCCACTCAGCCAGGCAGCACACCTGCACCAACTGGAACGCTCAGTAGGGCCAGACATCAGCCGGCCGCACGCCGCCACTGGGCACGAACCGGCCACCGCCTCTGCGATCCAGGTGGATAAAGCCCCGGTTGCGGCCGTCGCCAAAGCCACCGGTCCACCGGCCGATCAGGAAGCTGTAGAGGGCCTGCAGGGGCAGGCCAATCGGGTAGATGTCAATGGCCAGGCCTGAGACGTGGAAGCTGTTGCGCACCCCGCCTACCTCGCGGTTGATCGGCTCCGGTCGGTAAAAGCTTGTGACGCCCAGCGGCCGGCCCCAGGCCATGCGAACGGCTTGAAACTCGCGGGCGGTCTCCAGGATGCGCGGCACCACGGCGCTCTGGGCCGATGGCCTGCGCCGGGGGTCAAACTGCAGCACCTCCCCGACCGTGAGGGTCGGGGTGATGAAGGCGTCGAAGTTACTCCAGTCGATCACGCCAGGCTGAACGATCACCGCCGGCGCTGGCGGGGCCGCTGGGGCCGCCCCCTGCAGGCGCCGGAAGTGCGGCATGTAAACGTGCCACTGGCCGGCGCTGGAGCCAAGCTCCACCAGCTCGTGGGAGTTGCGAGGAATCTCGCTGGTTGCCACCACGGGCAGCTGCTTGCCGGCCGGCACCAGCACCTTCTGATCCTCGGGCAGCTCCGCCGCCGGGTCGACGGACTTCTTCAGCCAGGTGTCCTGCACCGCCTGAAGCGTGAAGATCAAAGGCTTCTGCGTGGCCGCGGCTGGCTTGCTGTCAACGCCTTGGGGGCTGGCCTGCCCCGACGTGTTGCTGCCCTTGGTCATGGTGGATCAGGTCTGTTCTGATGTCAGTCTGGGAGCGAGGGAATGCCCTGGCCAAACCATCAGGCCGGCCTCATCGATGGCGGTGCAGGCCTCCCACCACTGGCGGTCGCAATAGGCCTCCCAGTGGTCTTGGCAGAGCTGTCCTGTGGGGCCCGGGCTCGGCCAGTTGTCATGGGCTTGCTGACAGCCTGGCTTGCGGCAGAGGGCAGTGCTCAGGGGGATGATCTCGGTGGCCATCACACCATCACTCCGCTGGGCAGGGGCCGGCTGTAGTCGTACCGCCACCACCGCACCGCGACTTTTTTGCGGTCTGCGTCGTTGAAAAAGTTCTCGCGGCAGGCAATGGGCCAGCCGTTTTTGTCAAAGAAAACCACTGCTTGTTCAAGCATGCCGTGGTCGATGTAGATGTGCTGTTTCTTGCACCAGCCGCTGCAGGGCAACGAATCTACCATCGCTGGAGTGGGCAGCGTAGTGTGCTGATCTGTGATCTGCAGCTCATATTCATCCACAATGATCTGCAACGATCCAGGGGGGAAGTAGCGACCAGCAACAGGGATGGTCATTCCCAGCAGCGGCGCATGCAACACAAAGTCGCCGTCATTGACGTGCAGCTCCTTGAGGCTGTCCTCCTGTTGGATGTATCCGCCCCATGGCGTGAGCAGGATTCCCCGAGCGTTATGGACTAGGCGCAGCTGCCTGCCGCCGTAGTTGCCCAAGTGTTGCACGGAGATCCACTCGATCCCGTTGTGCTCCATCCCGGCGACGGCGCCGGCTTGGAGGCTGGAGTGAAGATCCGAGTCGTGGATCATCCATGGCATCAGGCAGTGCCCAGCTGGGCGCAGGTTCACCCCCCCCAGCTGGAGCACTTGGCGCGTTTCGGCTGAGTAGAAAATCTCTGCGGTGGGTGATGAGATCGGCGATGAGCTGGAGCCAGAAGGGGGTGCCATCAAAGATGTGAGCATCGGAAAGGGGGATGAGTACCCAGCCGGAAAGCTGGGCGAGAGTGGTTTTCGTGAAGTCGCGCGTGATGCCGCTGCCGGTGGAGTGGCCGCCGGGGCGCCACAGGCCGCCATTGATCTCGACCGCGACCATGGCATCAGGCCAGGCAAAGTCCGCCCGGAAGGCGGGCGGTAGACGCGATCGCAGGCCCTCCTGCTTCTGAAACACCGCCCAGTCGCTCCACACTGGCAAGGTGTGTTCCCTGACGAAGGGAAGGCCTGGGAAGGAGACCAACCATTGGTTGGCAAAGCTCTCTTCCAGATGGCTGGGCATCGTCGTGGCAGCGGATGGGATGGGGACGAACCCAGGTCATGATGGCCTTGGTGAATGGATCCGGTGCCCGGTGACTGTTGCAAAGGGCTATCACCCGCAACACCGAATTTATGGAGGAGGGTTCGGTCTGCTGGAGCTCGTTGTGGCAGGCGCCCAGGGCGGCCTCGATAACCCAGATCAGGGCCTTGAAGTCGTTGGAGGGCAGATGGTCAGGCTGGCAGGGCTGAAAATGCTGATGGCCGTAGCCACGCTGCAGGTGGAGGCTGCCATCGGCAAACAAGGCGAACCCGGTGATGGTTTGGTCGTCGGGGGAGTCCATAGCTGCAATGCAGTGGGGAAAGTGGTGATGCAGATCAGGCGCCGGTCTTATTGCGATCGGCGGCAATGGCCGCACCAGCTCGCGGGCGCATGGGGATCACCGCCAGATCCAGCTCGCCTTGGGTGGGATTGTTGCGGCTGAGGCCACGCTGGCTTTCGTTGTAGAACCAGATGCTCGAATCCCTGATCGGTTTGGGTGGCTTGACCACCACGTCGTCTTTGACCACCAGACGGTTTTCGTGCCCCAGGGGGCTCACGGTGATTTTCAGGGTGATGGTGCCAGTGCCGCCGGTGGCCAGCACTGCCTCGCTCACCTGGGCTATGGCCTGTGACAGCTCGGTGTGGGTCTTGCCCTCCCGCTGGGAGAAGAGAAACTGCCCGAAGGGCGAAGCTTCAAGATCTTCTTCGCTGTCGATGGTTTCTGGATAGCTAGTCATGTAGTTGTAAGGGGATAGATAAATAGGGGGTGGACGTGAGAGGCAAAGTGTCAGATCTTGCCGTAGAACACAGGCATCTCCAACTGCTCGGCCACCTGGTCGACCACTGCCTTGAAGGTGTGCTCAAGTGCCATTTCTGGATCGAGCAGCAGCACCGAAAGGCGCACCGAACCATCCACGATCCGGTAGCGCAGGCGGGCCCGCACCTCATAGGGCTTGTCGTACTTGAAGATCGGCAGGGCCAGGCGCAGTTCCTCGGGGATGGTGATGTCAGCGCGCTCTCCGGCGGTGGCCTCGATCTTCTCCTCGTGCTTCAGCTTGATGGCGCCACTCGAGAGGCGAACAGCACTGGCAAAATCAACGGTTTTTTTGGCCTGGAAGGTCTGGGCGATTTCCAGGATGGTGGCAGCTGATGTAGCAAAAGAATCGAGGTTGAGCTCGCAAAACTCGGCAAAGTCCTGCTGCGAGATGTACCGGCCACTGTTACTCATCCAGCGTTGCCACTCGGAGCTCGTTTGGAGCTTCAGATCCGTGTACACGTCACCCCATTGGTTATCTAGAGCGTCAAAAATCACCCGTATGGTCTTTCTGCTTTCATCGGCAATGCACAACACATCACCATCGCGAGCAGAGTCTGTGCCCATAACGTTTTTCACATAGGTAACAAAGCTTTCAATTTTGTCGAAGGCATAACGCGATAGAGGGCGAGACCGCAGCTGCCCGGCAGCCTGAAGAATTGACTCAGTGGTGAGATCAATCGTCTTGAATCCATCAGAAGTGCGGATCGCGTAGATCTTGCCAGGATCAAGACATACCGGCTCTACACCAAGCAGAGTCTGCTGGTGCACTGCGTCGGCTTCAGTGCGAATACTTGCGGGAGCATCGAAAGAATGAGCTTCAAAATCAGTCATGATCAATCAGAAATAATGGAGTGGGAATTGATTGCTGGGCAATATGCTGCTGATGACCTTGATGTGGGCCTAATGGCCCATGACCTGGAGCGAACCCACATCCCGCGGCGGGGCCCGTATCTGGGGAGAGGCTGGGTTTGACCCCACCGAGTCGTCCGCTCAGTGGCCGGCATCCCCTGGGAGGCCATCACACACGTCTCATGTGCTGCAGCATCAGCACAGAGCCCTATGGGCTGCGTGCTGACACCCTGAGGCCGTAGTAGTTCATTGCCCAGCACCTCCGGAGGTGCTGACCGACTGTTTGGCGGCGAGCAGCTTCTCCTCGATCTCAGCAAATCGCTGCGGGGTGATGGCGGGATCCATGATCTCCTGCTCAAGCGCTTCGCGCTCTTCCTTGCTCAGCCAGCCGGGTGGGGGCCCCTGGCGCGTAACTGGCGCTGGCCGAGTGGTGGCAGCTGTGTTGCGCTGATCTCGTTCTGGGTCTGCAACACGGCGCGGTGGGTTTGCAATCGGTCGCTCGCCAACGGTGCGAGCCGGTGCTGCTGACCGTGGTGCTGCCCGGGTGGCAGCTGAGGTTTCATTGCTCGAGTTGAAATCGTCGTCGCGCTCAGCGGCCAGGCCGATGGCCATCTGCAGCGCCAGGCGCCGGCAGGTTGTGAGGCCACTGGCATGTGCCTGACCCGGTCGGTCGCTATCGGCCGTGAACAGTGGAACTGGGCCCGTGCTGGTTGCCCCACCACCGGTGTGCACCAGGTAGCCGGTCACGATGGGATGGCCGTTATCGTCAAACTCCTGCCTGGTGAAAGCACAGAGACCAAACGGCGCAGCGGTCTGAGCCGTGGCGATCACGCCAGCCAGATCTGCATAGCCGTAGGACACCAACTGGCCTTTCTTTGTTGTGTACTCTGCCGAGCGGTTCTCTACCAGCTTGGGATTGGTGGCATGCCAGGCCGCGTAGGCGGTGAACAGCTCAACCTGCTGCTGGGTGCTGGGCTCATAGCCCAGAAACCCCACCAGCCGGCGGCCCGGGTCATCCGTAATCTTGCCTTGAAAGTCCAGACCTTTGCGCAGCTCAGCACGGAGACCAACGAAGGCCTCGCGCATTGCCTCATGCTTGACGGCCGTGTGTTTTTCCAGAGCGGCAAGACGATCGGCAATGTCAAGTACGGTCTGGGTGAGCGGATCAGCCGGTGCAGGCGTTTCCTGCGCGGGCTCCGCTGGCGGGCCAGAAGGCGGGAGAGCGTCCATCAGGTGCGTTGCTCTGGTTGAGGTGGGGAGCTGCCTGGCTACGCTCGGCCAAGCACGAGCGAAACCTAGCACCTATGTCCTACTCGCGATGAACCGATCTGGTAATGACCACGGCCCAGTTCCAGACGCACCGCCACTGGTGACCCTGGCCAGGCTTGGAAGCGAACTACGTGTCACAGTTCTTCACGCTGCAGCAGCGGATCTGCTTTGGCAAAACCGCCAGCAGCTTCTCGAGATCCACGGCTGCATCAGCCTGCGACTGATCATGCTGTCCCCTGCCCAGGCGAATTGCTCCACCAAGGAACTCCAGTGCCAGCCTGTGTGGTCCGAACGTCAGTTCAGCTGGCGCCGCCGCTGATCTACTGCACCACCGCTGGGATCACCACGGATGCCGCGGCCGGTTCGTCTGCATCCTGCTGGTCTGCAGCCTGTTTCGCGCGCATGTCGACTGTGTGCTGGAGCCGTTGGAGGAGCACATGGGCTGCAACTCGCTCATTCTCCTCCTGCTTGGCGTCCCATTGAGCCAGGCCCTGGAGGACCTTCTGCAGCCGCTTCAGCCGCTCTGGGTCGTCGCTGGGGTAGAGCTCCGCAATGGTGGCCCAGTCGTCGATGATGTCCAGCCCGGCGGCCGCGGCCGCGGCCCTCAGCTGGCGAGCCGGCACAGTGGCGACATCGGCAGGGGCCGCTGGTTGATCGGGCCATGGCGGCGGCTCGAGGCGACTACCAGCGATCGAGAGAAACTCTTCAGGGCCCAGGGGGCCTTCGCTGTCGCGGATCACCGTGGACCCCATCACCAGCTCAGACAAGCGCTGTTCAGCTGGCGGCTGTGCTTTGCCGGCCTGCACCCGGGCAACCCACTCGTTCAGCCGGCCCATCTCCAGCAGAAAAGAGACCGTGATCGAAGATTTCTGATTGCGGAAGAAGAGGTTAAGGCCGGAAGCATGAAGCCGGCTGGTGAGGCCTCGATCAATCCAGCCCGCAGCGCCGTCTGCCGGCTCGGTCAACGGGTTGCCAACGGCCTCCCAGGAGTGGCCCCGATGGTTGACCAGGTCACCGGGTTCAAGCGGCATGCCGGCAATCCAATCGGGCACCGGCACCTTCGCGTCCGCCAGCAGCGACAGCTCCGCCAGGCGGGACATTACCGCCAGGCTCCAGCTGTTGCGCTTCTGCCACTGCTGAAGCAGCTGGCGCAACCGCTCACGACCATCGACCTCTGCCGTGAGCCAACCCAGCTGCTCGGATCCCGTCAGCAACTCAGACTCCACCGGGAGGTTGCTCTGGCTTTGCTTCTTGGCCATGGCGATCTGAGGAGGCGGAGACAGAGAACGAGCCGGTCTGGTCTCGAACACACGTCTTAGCGACGAGAAACGAGCATTTTCAAACTCGAACACGTTTTAGCAGCTCTCACCACTCCTAACCTTGCCCAGAATGAGACAGCCGTACAGGTGCTCTGTCGCTGGCCCAGGTCACGGGCGGCAGCAGATTGGTAACGGCCCCAGGTGGCGACATCCCGAACCGGCTATGGTTGAAGCTCAGTGGCCGGTTCCCCGAACGCAACAAAGGCTCCGCCAAATCGACGGAGCCCATGTTGCCCTCTCGGGCTGCGGCCACCAGTCACGCTCCCCAGCAGATCTGATGGCCGCACCGCGGTCATTCTACGGCATCAACCGCACTTTGCAGGCATAGGGGAGTGGACTCAACCACACCAGATCTTGCCATGCCACGCGATCTTTCCAATGCTGAACTATACCGCCCTCGTTTCGCTCAGATACCGTTGGAATTACTGAGCAGCTGTGCAGAAATAGGACGCAGAAGGCTGATCTTTGTATATGCCTGGCTCTGGTTTTACGCTGGACAGGGTGATAACGCATTCCCGTCTGTGCCGCGCCTTGCGTTGGAGTGTGGGATGAAAGAACGCGACATTCGCGCAGCGGTTTCCACCCTTTTGGCAGAGGGATGGATCGTCCTGGCGGGCACCGGTCCTCGTGGCACCAATGTCTACCGGGTGCGGATGGAGACCAAGCGTAAAAGGCAACGGCCGAAATCCGTTGCAGCAGAACGGAAGACGACAGCACCCCTCCCCCTGAGGGGGAGTCCCCCCAGGGGGACCACCCCTTCCCCCCAGGGGGAGTCCCCTTCAGGGGCACCACTCCCCCCAGGGGGGACTCCCCCCCAGGGGGACCCAATCAATAAACCATTAAACACAGAAGAAGAAATCTTAGAAGGGTTAACTACTTCTTCAAAGATAAATATGTCCCAACGAGTCGTAACTGACTCCGCTTCCGCACCCCAGGTCACAACCGCTGACGCGCTTGTGACAGATCGTCAGATCGTGGTAACCTCAAACCAGAACGCCGCTCCCCAGCGACATGCCGACCCGGCCTGCAGTGACCGCTGTTCCCCTGCCGACGAGCAGCCCTCAGCCATCGCCTCAGCCGCTGCTCAGGACAGCGCCCTGCCTGATTGCGCCAAGCCCCACCGCCAGCTGCTGGTGGAGTGGTGGCACCGCCGGCGCGAGAAGCACCCAGCCGCGCCCAAAGAGCTCAGTGCCGGCGATCGATCTGCCATCCTCCATGCCCATGCCCTGGGGGTGCTACAGCCTTTCCTCGAGCACGCCGCGGCCAGCGGCTGCAAATCGCTCCACACCGGCTACCGCCGCCGTTGTGAGCAGCTCCGCGCCGGCCCTGCAGCCTCTGCCGCGTTCGAGCAGCTCAGCGCCGCCTACCTGTGCAGCCCCCGCCGCGCCACCTGCCAGTCTCTCCCCGCTGCCCAGCGTGAGCTTGCTGTTGTCCTCGCCGAGGGCCACACCATCGACCACCTGGTGGTTGCGCACGCTGCTGAGCTTCGAGCCCAAGACCAGCAGCTTGCCACCACTGGTTTTGCTCCCTGTTTTCCCGATCTGGCCCGCTGGCTGAAAGAGCGGCGGTTTGTGGCCTACCTGCCCCAAAACCAGCCCGTTGCTGCCGTGGCCGCGGCCACCTTCGTTGCTCCCATCGATCCCGAAACCAACGCCCCCGACCCGTTCGCCTACCACCGTCACGTCACCGGCCAATGATCTCTTCCATCACGCCATCACCGGCCGCCGTTTTCGACCTTGCCCCCCACAAGCGGCGCCCACCCGCTGGCCCGGCTTTTGTGTTGCCGAGCTACACCTGCTTCGCCTGTTTCGACACCGGCATCGTGGGCAACTACGACCGGGCCATCAACGACCACCTGAGCGACTACGACGTGTTGCCCACCGGTGAGTGGATGGCAGGCTCTGATCCGGCCGTGATCTGCTGCTGCCACGCGGCCTACTCCGGAACCGGCCGTGGCGGTGGCTTTCGAGATTCATCCGGCCCTCGCAGGGTCGAATCCGCCATGGGCCCTCGCCTGATCGGCATCGAGCTGCCCCAGGAGGTGATTGCCGCCATTCACCGCAACCGTCGACAGCTCGCCTACGCGGCGGTGCAGGCCACCGCAGAACAGGCCCGCCAGCTGCAGGCATCCCGAGAGGCCATCGGCAACCTGTTGCCTTCCATGGGTGCGGAGAAGATCTGATGGCCGTTGCCCTGAAACGCGAGCATCCGCCCCTCGGCGCCATGGTCCTGATCACCGATCGCGGTGCCACGCAGAGCTACGTGGTGCCAGTGGAAAAACACCTGGGGCGCTACTTCTACGCCGGTGAGCACCGGTTCCATGTGGCCGATGACTGCAAACGCAGAGGTGGCCGCTGCACCTGGCAAACGGCCGCGGCCTCCGTGGTCCTTCTCAACCCCGAGGAACCAGAGGCTCAGGCCAGCGGTGCAGCGGCAACGGCATCACCTTTTGCCGCTGCCAGGCCCTGGCTGGCACCGCCCGAACCCGTGGGACCTGATGAGCCCACCGAGCACTGGTGACCATGCTGATTTTCTGTAGGACCAATGATGTGCGCAGCGGCGGCCTGAGCTGGCGCATCCCACTCCCCTGCGGCTGGGAGATGCGCTGGCAGAAATTCGGCTGCTCGATCACCGCCATGCCGCCCCATCTGCGGGGAAAGTCATGGTGACCTCCCTCTCCCTCCCCGAACCGCTCACCTGGTTCTCCACTCCCGAAGGCCAGGCTCTGCTCCCCCTCCCGGATGGCGGTTTCGTAAGCCCGAACGGGGAAGAGCTTCTCTCGGCTCACCAGATCCTTGATCGCATCTATCCCCACGACCAGAGAAACACCATCTCTGCGCAGGATCCCGTGGTGGTGCGGGCTTGCACCATCTACGCCAACAGCCTCCACAACCCGGCCGCGGCCACCAGGGGCCCCTGGGCGCCCAGCGTGGCTCCGTTCACTTCGGCTCTGCCCACGATTGAGCCGTTGATCGCCCATCCCTTTTGGCAGCGCCTGGAGGTGCTTGCTGCGCCATTGCCCTTGCGGCATTGGCGCCTGCCCGTGGCCACATCTGCCGACCTGCTGGTGCGGTTCAGAGATGGCAGCGACATTGGCATTGGCATGGTGCAGGCCGGCTCACCGGATCAGTTCAACCCCCAGCGTGTGGCGGCCGAGCTGGGAGCAGCTCTGGCGCTGCTGATCGACACCCATAGCTGGTTGCCACAGCGTGCGTTCGTGCTCTTCTGCAGCCCCGGCAAAACCATCGTGGAGCTCATCGATGTCGATGTTGCCGTCGGCAGCTGGGTAGATGCGCTCGATCTCTACCGCTTCATGTCCCGATCTTTTCAGTGGGAGAAACCCTTATGAACGCTCACATGACCTACTCGCCCCTGTTTTCCGAGTTGGCCCGCCTGGCCACTGATCGAGCGCACCTTGCTGGTGCCCAGGTCCAGGAGCTCCGGCACCAGCTGGAGGCCCTCCCTGCTGGCCACCAGGCCGGCCATGCCCTGACACATGCCGCAGCGACCGCCTGGCGCCGGTACTGGCGCGAGATGGCCGCGGTCGGCCGGCTGATGGGCTTCCCGTGCCCCCTGTGCGACCAGCTGGGAGGTGAAGCGTGAGCCATCTGCAGGATCGCCCGGACGACTGGGCCACGGCCAGCCAGGAGGAGACCATCCCGCCCCTGTTTCAGGCGCCACGGTTCATCAATCCCTTCTGGATGGCATTCCTGCGGCGCGAGCGCCTTGGGGTGCTGGCGAAGCAGCTGAGGCTGCACGCTGCCGGTGGCGGCCACCTGGGCCAGCCGGCCCGCCGCTTTCTCGCGGAGCGGGGGCTATGAGCAGCTTCGACCTGTTGGCGCACCTCCACGGACAGGCCGCCTTCAGCCAGCGTACGTTCGGCCCTGGTGACCGGACCCGTGGCGTCTGCAATCACCTACGCAAAGAGCTGCAGGAGGTCGAGGCCGCGGCCGACCAGGGGCAGCCAACCCTGCCCGAGTGGATCGACGTGATCATCCTGGGCTTTGACGGCGCCCTGCGCAGCGGTGCCACACCAGAACAGGTGATCGCCGAGCTGCAGGCCAAGCAGGGCATCAACGAGAGCCGCACATGGCCGGATTGGCGCACGGCCGACCCGAACAAGGCGATCGAGCACGACCGGCAAGGCGAAGAAGCCGCGCCCGAAATGGTGCCGGTCAGCCGGGAATGGCTACGGGGGATTCAGCAGCGGCTCGACCTGATCCTCCAGTTGCAGAAGAAGCAGAAGCAGCGCAACACCGGGATGTTCCTATGAGCAGCACCACCGACCGCATCCCCCTGGCCCAAGCCGAGGCCATCGCCGTGGGTGCGATGGAACAGCTCGACCCGCACTGCGAGGTGATCAGCCTCGCCGGCAGCGGCCCACGATCGGCGACATCGAGATCGTCTGCGTGCCGAAGCCCTACGACGCCTCGCCCCTGTTCGCCAACGGCCTGGCCTCCGTGGTGAACCAGTGGCCGAAGGTGAAGGGGGAGCTCCCCTGCCGCTACACCCAGCGGCTGCTGCCGGAGGGGATCAAGCTCGACCTGTTCATGGTCGATGCCGATGGCTACGGCCTTCAGCGGGCGATCCGCACTGGCTCCGCAGAGTGGAGCCACCAGGTGCTGGCCAGGGCCTGGGTGCGTGCCGGGTTCCACTCCTTCGGCGGCCTGTTGCGGCGCGCCGACGGATCGGTGGTGCCAGTGCGCACCGAGCCAGAGCTGTTTCGCCTGATCGGCCTGGGTTGGGTGGACCCTCGTGACCGGGAGGTGGCCTGACCTCCTCCCCAACGACCGCATCCACAACCCCACCCCGCGATGATTCAACTCACCACCCCCACCCAGCAGGCCATCGAACGCCTGCGCACCGCCGCCGCAACCAGCGACCAAGGCCACCGCCCACCACCGCTGAGCCACCGCCTAGCCCAGGCTGCCTGCCCGATGCAGACCCTGCAGCGGTGCGCCACCCCCTGCCACGACTGCCGCCAGTTCGCCGTCGCCGTTGCCCTGGAGCTGGGCCAGGTGCTCAGAGAACGCCACGGCGGTTCTAGCCAGGTGGCGGATTGGCTGGATGGGCTGCAGTCATGATGCTCAACATTGATTCAGATTCAGCGGTAACACTCATCGCCATGGTGATAATCGTGGCGGTTTATCTTCAGAGGTCTTCACGATGACTACACGAACTGACTGGAAAGCGTTGTGCGCTGAGCTGGTTGAAAAACTCCACGGCCACACATCTCTGTACGAAGGGCATGAGTGCGAACTCGTGAGCCGCGCCCGCGCCGCATGAAAAGTCAGTTATGACCTACGGCAGCCCTTGGAGCAGCGCCGAGCTGATGCAGCTGGAGGCGATGGCCGGCGACATGCCGGCGGACATGGTGGCCACAACCTTCAAACGGTGGGCCACCGTGAATGGGTATCCCAATCGGTCGCCGGGGGCGATCGAAAGCACGGTGTATCGCTATGGGATGAGCCTGAAGGCCAGCGGCCGCTGGCTCACCCTGGGGAGGATTGCAACGGCCCTGGACGTGCGGATCGACTCTCCAGAGCACTGGGTGCGCCGCGGGCTTCTGAAGGCCCGGCACAAGAGCCCCGGGCGGAAGGGTTTCCGGTACGTGCACCGCGAGGACTTGCTGGCGTTCGCCAGAAAAAACCCGCGACTGCTGGGGGGGATCCCTGCAGAGCGGCTGGCGCTGCTGCTCGAGGACCAGGAGCTGGCCAAGACGATCGCGGTCGCCCATCCCCGCCGGCCGTGGCACCGGAAGACGGTGCGGTGCGTGGAGACCGGGCAGGTCTACCCGACCACTAGGGCGGCGGCGGGGGCGGCATGGGTGGCACGCCAGGCGATCACCTACGCGCTCCGCACCGGCGGAACGGCTGGGGGGTATCACTGGCAAGAGGTGGCGGCGTGACGCAGCCCAGCAACCTTGACCGGTGCCCCGGCTGGGGCGACGGCCCTGACGACTGGCTCAATGAGTGCGAGGACTGCCAGCGGCGGACCGCACCGCCTGATCATCAGGCCATCGTGCCCACGTCGCGCTTTGCGCTGCGCAACCGCAACGGCACCTTGCCGCCGGCAATCGTGGTGTTGTGGTGCGAGGCCTATGTGCCGCCCGAACGGCCTGAGGATCAGCGGCTCCGCGAGCTGGCCAGACAAGCCGGGCTGGTGACATGAGCACCCACCCGCCTTGTCCACCCGCCGATCGCATCCGTCTAGGTGACGTGTGGAGCGACATTCAATGCCGCCGGCATCGTGCAGAGGTCTGTGAAATGCAAGGCCTGATGCTGATGGTGCCCATCGACCACAAACTGAAGCCGGTGGCCATTGATCAGGCCCGGCCCTATCCATGGAAGCGCATCACATGGGGTGGGCAATGAAACCAAGCCTCAACATTCTCGATGAGCAGGATGGCTGAACGCCAACGGATGAACGGGCGGCCGCCAGAGGGGCTGATCAACGAGATCCTCGTTGCGATCCATCAACAGTGGATCAACAAACCGCCGGCCGAACAGGACCACCTGCACCCGTTCGCCATCCCAGACGATCTGCCGGCAGAAGAAGGCGGTCACCATCCGCCACTGGTGTGAGCTGGCACCTTCCCACGCCCCCCAGCTGCTGAACGTCTCGCCCCAGTTGTGTCGATCGAGGTAGGGCGGATCTCCCAGCTCATCCTCCGCCAGCTGCACCTGGGCCGCCCGCGCCAAAATTGCCAGGCGCGGTACGCCAGCCTCATGCAACCGCTGGGCCATCGCCTGGAACTGCTCCAGCTGCTCCAGCCACCGCTGCTCGCGCTCTCGTTGAAACTTCGTGCGGTGCTCACACAGCCGGGCCATCTCCGGCAGCCGTCGCTGCAGTGCCTCAAACACAGCCCGCTTGATGGCCGCGGCTGATACCCACTCCCGGCGGCCAGCGGTGCGGCAGCGAGTGCAGGCCCAGCGGTGCGGGCGGCCACAGACATCCCTCTGATCCGGCGGCTTCAGCAGGCCGCGGCACTTGCTGCAGACCACCAAACCGTCAAACAGCCGAGGTGAGCATTGCCGGTAGTTCGCTTGTATCAATCGCTCTGCCTGGGCCCGCTCGATCGGATCGCAGAGATGTATGCCTGTTCGCTGCCACCAGGTCCGGAGCACCCAAAGCGACACCCCGCTGATTTCTGCCGCTTCCGACCAGCGAAACCCTGTCTGTAGCAGGATTCTCAGCCTGTCAGCAGACATCTTGCGCACAGACTCGCCGGAATGGAAAGACATCCCTATTCAGCGGTTCATGCCGTGACAACTACGTTCTCATCCGGTTACGTTGACAACCAACCATATTTTGCCAACCATGCCGGCCCGCCGCCGCCTCGCCATGGTCCCGGTGACCATGCCGACCGAGACCACGCTGGAGGCCCTGACCCAGGATCCCAAGAACGCCCGACGCCGCACGCAGCGCAGCACGGCGATGATCGAGCGCTCGCTCCAGGAGTTTGGCGCCGCACGGAGTCTGGTGATCGATGAGGCTGGCGTGATCCTCGCCGGCAACGGCACCGCCGAGGCCGCCGCCGCCATCGGTATCGAAAAGGTGCTGGTGGTGCCCGCCGATGGCCGCACGCTGGTGGCGGTGCAGCGCACCGACCTCTCCCCCTCCCAGAAGGCGGAGTATGGCGTTGCCGACAACCGCGCCAGCGACCTGAGCGAGTTCGATGGCGCGGCCCTAGCGAACCTGCTGGAGGAGCACGCCGATCTCGACATGAGCCCTTGGTTCACGGATGAGGAATGGCGGCAGCAGGTGGAGGGGATTGACGAGCCACCGCCACCTCCGGAACCCGACCCCACCGATCCAGGCCCCGCCGGGCTGACGGTGCAGCTCACCTTCCCCGACCAGCAGGCCCTCACCGATTTCCAGGCCCTGATGGGCCGGCTGGCCGCGGCCCTGCCGGAGGAGGAGACCACCGAGGCCCGCATCACTCGGGCAGTGGAGGCCTTGCTGGCCCAGCGGGGCCGTTGACGGTGATGGCCAAAGGCCGGCCGCTCACCCGTTACCACCATTGCCGGATGTTGGACCTGCACCGGCAAGGCGTGCCCGTGAAGGCGATCGCCGCGGCCGTGGGTTGCTCTCATCAGGCCGTCTACCAGCTGCTGGCTGATGCGCGGATCAACGGCGGCTGGGTGAGGCAACGGCGTGCGTTGGTGAACAACCTCCAGGCCGGTGGAGATGGCCTGGTGCCGCCTGCAGTGCCCCTGCCGGTGCAGATGGTGGTGAACCGCTACCTGGCCGATGCGAGCATCAAGTCGATCGCAACCTGCTACGGGGTGTCGCCGCAGCGGATCCGAAAGTTGCTGGTGGAGGCTGGCGTGACGATCCGTGCCCGGCGGCATCGAGTGCCTGTGGCCCTGAGGCGATGGACGGCGGAAGAGGGCGCCCGGGCCCTGCGTCTGCGCGCCGAGGGCCGCGACATGGCCACCATCGGCCTGATGCTGAATCGCAGCACCTGGGCGGTGAGGAGCTGGCTGAAGGAACACGCTCGCCGCTGCGAAGCGGATCACATCTCTGCGGGAGTTGTTGAGCATGAGGCGCCTACGTTTTGAGCAGGAGGCACACCGGCGTGAGCAGCGAAAAGGCCGGCGCCAATCCCAAGCCCCGGAAACCCAAGGCCAAGCCGAAAACCAAGGACCGCAGCATCTCTAAGGCCGCTGAACGCAACTACCGGGTGCATGCCCTGCTGGGCCTGGCTGTGAAGGAGGGCTACGGGGCTCACGATCTGATGACCGTGGCGACCAAGGGCTTCAAGGTCAGCCCTGCCGTAGCTGCCCGCCTGGTGGCCGATGCCTACGAGCTCTGCATCCAGAGCACCAGCCTCTACGACCGCCTGCGGATGGGCGCCATTCAGGTGAGCCGGATGGAATCGCTGCTGCGCAGATCCCTGCAGGCCCGGCAACTGCAAACCGCCCTTGGCACCCTGGCCGAGATCAACAAATTCATCCTCAGCATCGACAAGTTCGAGCGCGCCCAGCAGGAGCTCGGCGACGGCGGTTCTGGTGCCGCACCCCTCACCCCGGAAGAGCAGGAAGCGCTGGATCGAGAAGGTGATTTCTGATGGCCTGGGATGACGAGGCCTGGGCTGAATACGAGGCCCAGCTCCGCACCCAGACACCCTGCTATGCCTGGCCCCGCAGCAAGGGCGCCACAGCAGGCCGCCACTTGCCTCGCCAGAGGGTGGTGCGGCCGCCGCAACCGGTGCTGCAGTACCTGCCCCGCCGCGGCCTGTTCTCCCAGGAGCAGGCGGTGCAGCTGTGGGATCAGCTCCCCAAGCGCTGGCCCGATTTTGCCGCACGCACCTACATCGCCTCACAGGGCAAGTACCTGCCCTTCAGGGCCTGGGACTACCAGCTGTTGCTGGTGCGCACGATCCGCGCCTACCAGAACACCTACGTGCTCAAGTCCCGCCAGACCGGCGTTTCAGAGACCGTCATCTCCTACATGCTGCAGCAGGCCATCCAGCGGCCGGCCTGGGTGGGAATCATCTTCTCCAAGACTGGAGAGGACGCCTCTGAACTGGCGGCCCGGATCAAGGGCCAGGCCGCCAGCCTGGGTGCCTACTGCCCACCCCTCCCGAAGGATTCCGCCCGTAAACTGGTCTTCCAAGGCCGCGGCAGCCTCCATTTTCTGCCCCCCACCGAGCGGGCCGCACGGGGCATCCCATCGGCCAGTTTCGTGCTGTTCGATGAGGGTGCGTTCATCGAAAAACTGGGCGGCATTGAAACCGGCGCCATGCCCACCCTCAGCCTGCTGGGCCCCCGCGCCCGCGCCGTGTGGGTGAGCACCCCCAACGGCCGCAGTGGCCGGTTCCATGAGCACTGGAGCACGGACCACGGCGAGCAGCAGATCGGCGATGGCACGGTCAACGGGATCCCGAGCCTCCGCTGCAGCCCCTGCGGTGGCTTCGCGAAGGTGGCCATCCACTGGAGCCAGCACCCGATCTACAGCCAGGATCCGAACTACGCGGAGAACACCAGGCGCAAATTCCAGCTCACCGAGCAGCGCTACCGCCAGGAGTTCGAGCTCGATTTCGCCGCCACCGATGCCGAGGTCTACCCCCACGATCTGATTGAAGCCAGCGAGGCCATCGGCGGGCTGGATCTGCCCACCAGGGGCCACAACTACGTGATCGGGATCGACCCGAACGGCTCCGGCGATGACGAATGGGTCACCACCGTGCTCGATGTCACCACCAACCCCTGGCAGGTGGTGGCGTCCTTCAACGACGCGCGCCGCAGCCGCGACTACGGCCTGCAGCGCACCGCCCGCCTGATCGACCAGTACAGCCCTGAGCTGGTGCTGATCGAGAAGAACGGGGTCGGCGCTGCTGTTGGCGAGGCCCTGGCCCGCCTCCGCTCCTGGGTGCCCATCGAAGAGTTCCACACTGGCAAGGCCAGCAAGATCGCCATGACCGATCGGGTGCTGCTGCTGCTCGAGCAGGGCGAGCTGGGCATCCCTCCGGACAGCATCTACGGGGAGCAGATGCGCGTGTTCCGCCAGGGGCCGGATGGCACCCGCGAGGCTGCAGCCGGCTGCCACGACGACGCCGTGATCAGCCTGGCCGCGGCCTGTGAAGCCGGCGCCAGGGTGCGGCCGATGATCGCCGATTGGATCCACATGGTCTGAACCGTTGCGGTTCAGCCCTGCAGCTGGGCGAGGTGTGACGGGTCGATCATTGGCCCAGCACCACCGCCCGCAGAAACTCAACCCCGCGCCGCAGCCCGCGCCGCCGGCGCCGCTGAGGTGCCGCCGGCTCTGCAATGGCCTGGCTTGCCTCCAGCTCGGCAATCAGCTTGCTGGCCTTGTTGATGATGTTGTCCTTGATCCGGCACTGCTCTGCCATCACCACGCACATCTTCAGCAAGGTTTCGGGGTGGCGCGGCAATGTTTCGCGAAGCTGTATCTCCAGCACGCGCAAGGCAAAGCGATCTTCTTCGCTCAGCTCCGGCACTCTCCATTGCCCCCAGACCATCAGAAATCCTCCGAAATCCGGTGGTTTAGAGCAGGCCCTGACAGGTTTTGACGCATGACCCAGCAGGTCACGGATTTCTGTGTCATCCAGGCCTGCAACAGCTGTTTGCACATGCCCCGCAGAGCTTCCAGGTCAGAGGTGGCATCAATGGCCCGGGAAAACCGCTCCACCTCGAAAGCCTGGGCGTCTGTGAGCGCAATGGGCCCAGGTTTGGCCGGCATCCCTGGCAACTGCTCCGAGTCCATCAGGCCACCTCATGGCGGGGCCATAACACCCGAATCGAGCGGGGCACACCACGGCGCTGCTCGATCGCCCCGGCAGCCTGCAGGTTCCTCAGGTGGAACTGCACCGGGCTGAGAGATGAGAGCCCCAGCGCTGCCTTCAGATCTTTCAGGGTGGGGCTGATGCCGTTGGCATCGATGTAGGCCCGAACTGCATTCAGGGTGCGCTGCTGCATCTCCGTCAGCGCCTTCTCCCTTTCCGAGGTGACTTCGGGGTGTTGCGCCTGTGCCCGCATGAAATCGTGATGGACTGGTTTCGGGTCGACTTTACCCCGGAATGGAACATACGTGCTAGGCGGGTACAGGCTCTGGCAGGAGGGACGGCTGCACGTACACCACATGCTGCAGCGGCGCCGGCGCAGTTTCCGCTGGCGGTTCATCAGAATCCAGCTCCTCCTCCTGCAGCTCATCCCCCATGGCGCTGTTGCGCGCCAACAGCTGCGCCATCGCCAGCGCCTGCCGTCCGCGGCGAATCGCCGCCCGCTCGCTCATTCCCATTGCCAGGCTGATCTCCCAGAATGTTTGGCCTGCCAGCCGCCGTTCCATAACCTCCTGCAGCACCGGCCAGGGCTGCAGCATCTGCAGTACCTGATCCAACTCCCTGTTGCTGGCGGTTGGCTGCGGATCATCTGCAGGGGCCGCCACGGTGCTCAACCAGGTGTCGCCATCCTCATCACCCATCACCACATCGAGAGAGCGCAGCTGGTAGACGGCCGCCGCCTGGCGCAGGATTACCAGATCACCGGGCCGCTGCACGCCGGTGATGCCTGCTGCCAGTTGCTCGGCATCGGTGGGAGGCCTCCCCACGTCCGCACTGAACGCCTCGCACCACTTCCGCAGCCCGTGCATCGCCTGGGATCGTTTCGTGGGGATATGGATGGCTCCAGAGCCATGCACCATCCGCGTCATGCTTTGCCGGATCCACAGCACCGCATAGGTGGAGAAGGCATAGCCCAGGGCCGGATCAAACAGCTCCGCCGCCCTGCATAGCCCGATCGCACCCTCCTGGATCAGATCCTGCAGCTCCAGGGCCGGCGTGGAGCTCACCGAAAATGAGCGGGCCTGGTCTGCCACCAGCAGCATGTTCCTGCTGATCAACTGCTCCCGCGCCCGCTCACCAGCCCGCCGCAGCCGCTTCGGGGGTTCGGTGATGCCCTGCTGTTGCTCCTCAAGCGATGGCTCCCAGTCCAGCCAGGCGCGAATCTTCCGGCCCAGCAGCACCTGCTCCTCCCTGGTGGGGATCGGCAGCCGCCCGTAGGCCTGCATCATCGCGTCCAGCGGCGAGCTCACCGGGATAGGTCGGATGTTCTACCAGCCTATGGGTTGTAACATCCCCAGCCAAGGTTGTCCCTGTGTGATAAGGCCTACCCTGGCCCTGTGCGCATCGGCCCGTGGCGATCGGTTTCCTGCAGTCGAATGATCCCGGCGGCGGGTATCGCCTTGATGGTGCGCTAATCAATGTGCTCACCGGCCTGGGCACCGCCAAGGACCGCAACGAGGCAATCGGCGTCAAGCGCTCCCGCATCCTCACAGAGAGCGCCATTGATGCCCTCTACGAACAGAGCTGGCTAATCCGCCGCATCGTCGAAAAGCTCCCCCAGCAGGGCACCCGCAGCGGCTGGGATTTGAGCGTGGGAGATGAAACCTCCAGCCGCATGAAAAAGCAGCTCGATGATGTGGTCGGCTGGAGCGAGAAGCTGCACCTCCGCCAGGCCCTCGCCCAGGCCGCCACCTACAGCCGCCTCTACGGCGGCGGCGCGATCATCGTGATTGCCGACGACCGCACGCCGATCGATCAGCCGCTGAATCTCAAGCGGCTGCGCACCATCCATGGCCTCTACCCGATCGATCGCTGGCGCCTCTACCCCGCTGCCGGCTGGTCAGGGATCGGGGAACCGGAGCGCTACTGGTTCTGGACCCAGGCCGATCGCGACCTCCAGAAACTGAACGAGCAGGCCGGTGCCAAGCAAGTCACCAGCGCCGGCCTCGGCCTCACCGATGCCACCCAGGTCGAGATCCACAGCAGCCGGGTTATCCGCATCGAGGGCCTGCCCTGCTCCTGGCGCTCGCAGCAGGAGCGGCAGTGGTGGGGCGTTTCGGTGGTGGATCTGATCTGGGACGTGTTCAAGCGCTACGAGACCGGCCAGCAGAGCGCCGCCGACATCCTGCACGACTTCGACCTGGTGGTGCACAAGCTGCCGGGCCTCTCCAACATGCTCGCCGCCGGTGGCGAAGACAAGCTGCGCGCCCGACTGCAGGCTAACGCCCTGGCCCGCTCCACCATCGGCGCCTACCTGCTGAACGACAACGAGGAGCTGACCAACCTCAACCGCTCGGCCGCCGGTATCGCCGACATCCTCACCAGCCTGAAGAGCGAGATCACCGGCGCCAGCGGCCTTCCCCACACCCTCCTGTGGGGCGAGAGCCCCTCGGGCCTCGGCGCCGATGGCCGCAGCGAACAGGCCGCCTTCGGGAACGAGGTGGCCGACTGGCAGGCCCAGCACCTCAAAGAACCCCTCCAGCACATCTACGAGCTGGTGATGGCCTGCTCTGATGGCCCCTGGAAGGGCAAGGCCCTGCCCGCCGACTGGGAGATCACCTTTCGGCCCACCTACACCCCCACCGAGGACGAACAGGCCGAGCTGCGCCAGAAGGTGGCCGTGGCCGACAGCCAATACATCCAGGCCCGCGTACTGCAGCCCAACGAGGTGGCGCTCGCGAGGTTCGGGAAGCCCCGCTTCTCCCTGGACACCACCCTGTTGAACCGCGAGGCGGATGGTTCCATTCCCCAGCCGGAGCAGGATGACCCGGTGGAGTTTGGCGGCACGCTCGAGGGCGATCCAGCCGCGGCCCCGCCCGGGGAGGCTCAGGCCGCCGGAGATGAGGCGGCCCTGGAGGGCGCCGCGCCGCCCGAGACCCCGCCCCGCACCGATGCCGACGATGAGCCTTGCTGCGACGCCTGCGAAGAACGGGCCCAGGCCCTGGCCGAGCAGATCACCGAGCACCGCGGCCGCCGCAAGCGCCGCCGGGATGAAGAGCCCCGCAACGACGCTGCCGGCCAGGTGCATCAGATCCTCGGGGTGAGCGTGCGGATGGATGGCCCGGGCATCGGCCGCCTGCAGGGCCCCTACGGCCAGACCCTCCCCTACCCCGTGGCGGTGGGGCCGGATTTGAGCGGCGCCTGGGAGGTGTTCGAGCCCTCCACCGGCGCCTACTTGCTGGCCCTAGGCCACCAGCACCAGCGGGGGATCCGTGATGCCATCGGCGCCGATGCCACCATCCGCCGGATCGATGGCGTCGACCTGGTGGCGATG